TTCATGCTTGTCCCCTTGCTCTTATTAGGTCTTCATACTTCTGCAAGCCATCCCAAAACCCCTCTTCATATTCTGTCGATTGTTTACCCAACAGCTCCACTTCTTTACGCAGGTTTGCACACGCCTCACGTTCTTTTAACACAGCCAACTTCATGAATTGAGTTATTTCAATCCACTCATCTTCTTCAGCTTTACGAATGATGTCTTCTTTGTTCATTTCTTCTCCTTGAGTTTAGCAATCTGATCATCCCATCGTAGTCCATGCATATGTTTCCAACTCTCAAGCTTGTTAGCTAAAAACTTTTCATTGCCCTTAAACAATCTAGTATTCATAGCCATATTTGCCACCACCTCCATATCAATGGCATGTTTGCGTACCTCTTCTGCGTTTCTCTCAACACCTCCAATGGCAGAGAAGATGATTGACCTTAGCATGGATGGATCTTTGGATCGGCTAGCTACCTTAGATAGAAACTTTAGATCGTCTTCACTCATTTCGCTGCCTCCATATACAGTCCCACATTACCCAGTGCATAACCAACAAAGGCTATGCCTAGTCCAGTGCTACCCTTGAGCAGCAAATCCACTGCCACCACTGCATACACTACACCAACAATTGCAATTAGCCAAGCACTCATGACTTTTCCTCCACAAAGTTTATCGGTTCAAACTCTTTCAACACTCTTGTTAATGCATTGATAAGTTCCCAGTCTTGATCTTCAGCATCATGCTTAAGTTCATATTTAATTAGCCATTCCAGTTGTTCAACAACAACTGCCTCTTGTTCCATCTGACTCAACTGCATATCTCTTTTCTCCTTTATCAATCTAGCATACTGATCTGTCTCATTGCAATAGCTTTTTATCCAAGCCTTGTCACTATCTCTCTCATACAACTGCTTACATTTAGAACACCTGTATATCACACCAGTCCTCTCATTTCCTGTGCCACTGTTGCACTACGCAAAGTGTTCTTAATGTATGGCGTTAGGCTCTGCGGTGTGGCATGCCCAGATATTGCCATGATGTTTGTAATCGGAATGGCTGCCTCAATCATCTCAGTTATCGCTGTCCTTCGCAAGTCCTGTAACACTAGGTCACTAGGCAGACTTGCCTCAGTCATGATTTGCTTAGCCACCCTAGACAGATTGAACAAGCTGTAAGGCAGTAGGCCACCCTTCCTATCGGGATTGTTAGATGGTGCAATGTATTGCTGCCACCCAAACTCAGCATGCTGTTGCTTCAGCATAGCTAACAGCCCTGCACTTGTTGGTATAGTCACCCTAGATCTACGCTTGCTTTGTTCCAAGTGCAACACACCCTTCTCTAGGTCTACTTGATCCCATCGTAGCTTACGCATATCACCCATACGCTGTCCATATTCATAGCCCATCTGCACAATTAGGCCCACGTTACGCCACTTGAATGTGCTGTAAGCTGTGTTCATGAATGCTCTAACATCTTCCCTTGTCCACACCACCCTGCGAGGTTTGTCTGATCTTCTCAGCACCTTGCTGAATGGATTGTGTGTGATGTAGCCATGACGAATAGCAAAATTGAAGAGCAACCTGTAGACAGCTAAGGTGTGGTTAGCTAGGCTAACACTATGCTCAGCATGTTGTTCATATATCTTCTGACAATGCGGGGTGACTAAGCTACCTAGCTTACATTGATACAAGGGTATGCCGTTAGCTTTACTGTCCTTCCATCCCTGTAGATAGTAGATGTAGTCACGCTGTGCCTTAACACTGAGCTTAGTATAAGTGATGTTGTTCTTATACGCCTTGATAAGATCAACCACCTTCGTATCTTCTGAAATATCTTTGAGGTAGCGAAGTTCTTTACGCCAGTTGTCTAGCTGTGCATTCAGCTCTTCAGCTAAAGCAAAGGCTTTAGATTTGTCAGTGCCAAGCACACGCCTAGCCACCACCCCTGCATCAACAGCATCCTGTGGTGGGTTGTAGCGATATTTGGTTATGCCTTCGGCAGCTTTGGCTAGTGTTACATAGCGAGGCAGTGTCATTTAACTTCCACCTTTCCTACAAGATAAAGAAAGTCCCTAGACTTTGCATTCTTCTTCTCAGCTTCAGCCTTAGCTTCTTTTCTATTGGCATAAGCTCCATAGATTTCAAACGCATTGTAATAAGACAGCCCGTCTATAAAATATTTATGTCGGGTAATCTTATGTTTACGAACAATATAAATTGTTGTCATGCTTCCTTCCTTTTAAAAGTCAACGTGAGGTTTGCTTGATTGATTGTTAAACATTGAAGCTCAGTTCTCTCTACTATGTGCATGATCATTTTTGCTAACATTCTGTTGGCTTCATGCGTACCGTAGTGATCAACAATCCTGATTGGTTTTTCGGGGTGAAGAATTGCCTCAGATATTAATCTGAATGCATAGGCAGTGGAGCGACCTGTCCTACGGTCTGAATTATTTTCACCAATCATGGCAATAAATTCTGCATCGTGTAGTGGGTGCATCATGCTTGTCCTCTTGCTCTAATTTTTCTAGCCAATACAGGATTATCTTTCACCATTTCATAGCCATCATATTTAAGTTCTTCACAGAGCAAAGCACAAGCCTCACGCTCTGCTTCCACTGCCTCATGTATCTCTGCCTTTAGCGCCTTGTCAGACCACAGAGACAGTGGGCCTAGTGCATCTACCACCTTCTGTATCGTGCATTGACCTGCAGCCATCTGCCTTAGTAACATCTCTTCTTCTTTAGTCATGTCATTCCCTTCATCTGTGCCTCAGTCTTACAAGACTCTCCCAGTTTGTACCAATAACCACCAGTCCATTTGTATACAACTTCCTCGTGGCAGACAAACTTAGTAGACACTCGGTAGGTTTCTTGTGCATGTGTGTAGCCTACTTGGTAGGAAATAACACCAACAAGTATACAAGCCGCTACGCCAATTAAATATTCTGGTGTGTAATGTGGTGTCATACTTCACCCCTTGATGCCGTGTGCCGCTTCGATGGCTCGGGCAAAGCCAATGCTGTCAAAGCGTTCGCAATCTCCGTCATACCATTGGCACTGTGTACCAATTTCAACAATCTCCTCATCCGTCAGCGGCTTGCGCTGTGGTTGGACTTTGCACGTGGGGCATCGGCAAACCACATGAAGTGGCCCTTCTATATCCAAATGTGGCTTATTAAACACAGGCTCATCCTTCGCTTCTAGCTGTGGTGTGGTGGGATAAGTGCAATGACAACGAATGAATATGGGTTCACCCCAAGGATGCGTTCCACCTGAATCTGCTGACCCCGTCCCATTGCAGTCTTTGCATACAGGCTCATCCTTCGCTTCTAGTGCGGCTTTAATGGCGGTAATGGCTTCATTGTTCTTTTCCCAAACTTCGGTTGGCGCATCGGTTTCAAGCCATGCCCTATCTTCTTTCAACGCCTCCAATACAAGGCGTAATGCTTCGTCTTTAGTCATTTACTTTCCCTCGCTTTTAGCATTGCGTCTGCCATCTTGTAAGAAAGATCAGCAACCATTACGTCAGTAACATCGAATCCTCCTTGAGCCGCTGGTGAAGGCATCCTTGGGCTTGCAATTAACCCTTGCATAGCCTTAGCCGCAAAGTAGTCACGCAAGGTCATGCCTAGATGTATTGTCGGGCAATCATTTAGATCACCACACCACGGAAATGCTCGTTCGTTATTCATCATCACCTCCCAGTGCATAAAGTTTCTCAGCCATATCAATCAATTCGTCACGCTTAACTAGCTTGTCTAACCAACGTGTAGGTATACCTTTCAAGCCATACTTACGTCCTGCCAACATACCAGTGACAGCACCAACGGTGTCAGCGTCATAGCCTTTGTTCACTGCCATGATTAAAGCTTTCTCAAAGGTTGGTGTTTCATTCACACATTCCCATGCCATGTTGTATGTATACATAATGCTGCCTGATGCATACACATCACGGAAGTGTTTGAGATAGTCGAAGTTGTCTTCTGCTCTGCCTGACATTAGCTCAGCCACAAACCCTGCAATGTAATGCACAGTGTCTGCATTGCCATGTGTCATCAAGGACACAGCAACACTCTGTGCCACAGCATTAGGCATGTTGTTGTGGTTGGCAAGCACAATGGGAGCTACTCGCATGATAGATCCATTACCACTGGAGCTATAGCTACAGCTACCTGCATAGGGTTGTGTTGCTGTGATGCGGTCAATGGCTTCACTGCAAGTACGTCCAATGTCAAAGACATAATCTCTAGTGCCGAAGTGCCCAGTCTTTTTCCACATCTTGAAGTTCATAGCAATGGCTTCAGGGTCAAAGCGTTTGCTTGTAATGTATGCATCAGCAATTGCTACAGCCATAGCACCATCGTCTGTCCATTCACCCTCGGCAGTGTTATGCACACCACCACCTTCCATCTCTGTCAATGTCTTATACATCTCATGTGGTCTAACAAATTCCAATGGAGCACCCAGTGCATCTCCAATGAACAGACCCATGAACATACCAATTGCTTTGTCTTGATGCATTAAATATCCTGTGCTTCTAATGTCATTTTAAAATGGAGTGGATCACCCATCTCATTAAACTGTTCTCTCAATGGTTCTAAGAACGCATCTAAATCTTTGTCAGTCATCAAACAATTAAGTTCTATCTTGACCATGAATTCATCACACTCTTTAGTGGTGTAACCCTTGACGATTGCCTTTGTATATAACATACATGTTCCTTTGTATAGGTGGGGTACTCGCTGCGTCTGTTGGTACTGCACCTCATGAACCTAATCACTTGGCTGAGTGTCTTCCAACAGCATCCGCTTTCCCCCGTTATCTTTAAGCGAAGGCAATGTCTTCGGCAATGTTCCACAACTCTGAGTTGATGCGGATGTTTTCTTTCACGCTGTTAACAGGGCGAGCCTTACGAGTCACACCATTGGGGTGCTTCTCAGACAAGCTCTTAACAAATGCATTGCCACGAACAACACCTTCCTGAATGCGGTTGAACACAGTGAAGGCATCCATGTAGTTGTCTTCATAGCGGGAGATGTTCAGCACATCAGCAATGGTTTGAGGAGTGGCATACACACCATTGGTCTGCTCTTCGAGCATGTCCCAACGAGTTTCTACACCACGCTTAGCCATCAACACAGACTGGTGTGGGTCAAGTGTGACACCACGCAACTTCTCAAGACGCTCCATCATGGTGGGCAGGGTAGCCACAGTGTTGCGGAGCATCTCTTCAAAGCCATTCAATGCCTTGCTGTGGTAGATGCGAGACTGGAATCCATCACCTGCAATGAGGCCATTGGCACAGATGAAGCGGAAGCAACCTGCAAACAACTTCACAGAGCCTGAGCCATCGTGAGAGTTGTACAAAATAATTTCAGGACGAATGTCACCAGTGCCAAAGTCAATGTCCCATGTCTTAGCGAAGGCTAACATGTGGGCAGAGTGAGCAGGGTTGAGGCTACGGCTACGCTTCTGTGCTGCTTGCACTGGTGCATATCCATAGTCTTGTAGTACTGGAAGTACATCGCTTGTGTTCAATGACACATAACGATCTGTAAGTTTCTCAGCCTTGGTTGTGCTGAAAGCGGCAGGTGCAAGCTGTTGAATACGCTCAGCAGAGAGAGCAGAGTTGTTAGCATTGCGAGAGAAGATGAGGTGTTTAGCCATGATGTTTTCCTTAGGAAGGTTGATGAGTGTCAGCAACTGACGATTAATTATAACCACAAAAATAGGGGCAGTGTCAATATGTCTATCGACTTACCCCTACAGATTAGTCGGTCTTTTTAACCAACGGTATCACATCTGTCCAAGCGGCTAGATGGGTAGTATCTCCGAACATATCTAGGCAGTAGCTATACATGCCATCGATGTGATCGAAGTAGTAGACAGCCTCAGTGCGAGG